ATTGTAGCTCCTTTAAAAGCGAGTTTGTGTTTTGTGGACCCCGAAGGCATCCATCGCTATTTATAACACACTTTTAAAAATCAGAAGTTCGGATTACCGATGTTTGCGAATTCTATCAAAAGTTGATTCCTTAATCAAACCCATTCTTACAAGTTGATCGTATTGTTCTCTATTTTTTCTTTTCAATTCTTGTGGTGTAAATCTAATGACAATTGGAATATTATTTCCTCTACCTGTTGATTTTGATCCGGCGATAAACGGACTGATTCCCATTCCAACAAACGTTCCAAGATTTGCTGGAAGACCATCCACAATAGCATCTAACGCATAGTCAGACATACCCCCAAACCTCTTTAACCGTTGGGCAAATTCCTGCTTTTCTGGATCACCAAGTGCTTCATATTCATTTTTATTAAAATCGAAACTAGCTCTAACTACAATCTCTCCTGTTTTAGGATCTACTCTCGGAGGTTGTCCAGTTCCAACAACAGCATCAGAACCACCAACTGCTGTTTTATCATTATCAAAGATAACATTTGGGAAGAATTGGTTATCTATATAATCTCTCCCAAGATATTCATTATCTGCAACAACTCTATTATCCCAACTTTTTCTTAGATAATCAAGCATTATTTTACTAGCAGTGCCAACGTTGGCCTTAAATGCCTTGAATGCATCTTTTGGTTGTGGAGGGATATTAGGTTCTGTAGAAGCAACTTTTGCAATCTCTTTTCCCGTTCTAGAAGAATCATAGTCCCAGTAACCTCCAGATGCTGACATTGGGTTATCAATCCAGACCTTACCAGGAACAGTCGATTGATCGGTAGGATAATATGCAGGTGTTGGGGAAACACCTTGAACTCTTGCGCCCATATAAGGGAGATTTGAATATGCTTGCTGTGCAGCATCAAGTTGTTGGTTGATAGGTCTTTGCTTTTCTAACTCAGCAATCTTTACTCTAAGTGCTTCTTGTTTTGCAATAACTGAATTAACATTTGCACTATAGGCAGCAAAATGATCATTTTGTGCTTTTGCATATGCTTTATTTGATTTATTATATTGAGTATTCAGTGCATCAAGTTCTTTAGCACGAGCACGTTCATATACATCAAGTTTAGCATAAGATACTTTTTTCTCTGATTCTGAACCGCCACCATAAACTATTTCTCCGAGTGGACCCGTTTTCTCATTCCACTTATCATTAACCTCATTTGTTTTATCAATATAATCACCGTATGACATCCCAGTATATTGGGGTTCAGTTGCTATTTGTTCTTCACCAAGATCAGATATTTTTTGCTGAAGTTGTTTTATCTGCTCTTCTAACTTTAATATCTCTGCATCAATTCTTTCGTTCTCTGTCTGTTTAGTTTGTCTTTGAACATTCATTCCCAATGGTTTTGCATAACCCTGCATTGGCAACTGACTATAATCTGGAGTATTTAAAGTTTCACCATCTACATCCACAGTAGATGGATATGCTTCTACTCCACCAAGACCAGAGAACGTTGCTGTAGGACCTCCCTCTCCACCATATTGAAATGTCTGCGAACTAGAGTTAGCAATAGAACCTGCAACAGGAGTCCAATCACTCTCTTGGAGATTTATTTCTTTTTTCCAATCAGACTTGTAAGGTCTTGCTATTTGCTTTCTTCCTGCTTCTGCTTTTTGCCATTCTTTTAATTTTTGGACATCAAGTTTATTCTGCTCGTCAATTTGTCTCTGACGAGTTTTCTTGAAGTCTTTTCTATCAACATGTCGTAGTATCCTGTTCATTAAAAAAAGGAAGGTCCTTTGCCTTCCTATATTTATCGTTATTCGGTTTCTTCTGTCCTTTTCTTCTTCGACCCAATATTATATTTGGTCTCAAGAATCCAGTCTTGCTTATCTCTAAATGCAAGAACCTTAATCTGATTGAGTGGTGCGATGTCTTGAATTTTATCGGCATCCATCGCTATTTATAACATACCTTCACAATATAAGGAGACGGTTTTCCGTAATATAAACATTCAATTACTGTTTGCATTTGATCAAGACCATCTATCATTTGTTGCTTTGAATAACTTTCAACATTCAGAAATAAATCTAGAATATTGTTAAGTTCTTTGGAATATTTTGGATACTTTTTTAACAATGCATTATGACAATGATAAACACTTCTAGTGAGTATACCATTATCAACTAATACTTTTAGACCAAAAGTTCTATAAAAAACTTTTATAGAAACCATAACTGTTATTGAATAAAGTTCTTTTTTTGCTTGTTTTACTTTTGAGATGCAATAATTAAATTCACCATCATATAATTTATTCAAATACTTAGTAATTGTATCATGACTAATTGTTGATAATGATAAATCCTCTTTCCCCCATATCTTCATAGAATAGAATCTAATATCCATTCTACTGAGAAATATCTCTTTATATTGAATATCAATATCAGGAAGAACCGAAAATCCATGAAGTTCTTCCATCTTAAAAATTATTTCAGAATGAAATTGTTTATTTAACCAAATATTTGATTGTACAGATTTATCCTCATGAACAATTATTAAATCAATATCAACAGTATCTTTATCAACAATATCTCTATCTAAACAAGAACCTCTCAAGTATATCGAATGAACATCAATATTATAATTTGCAGCAAAACAATCCAGAGAGATATTGATAAAATCAATTAATACTCTAGATAATTTTTTATTTTTTTCATAAACAAAATTATTTTTTGAGTCAAGTGTAAAAACTTTACCCAAACTTTTCAATTTCATTCAGATACTTCAACCTTCTTCTTCTTCGCTCCAATATTATACTTAGTTTCAAGAATCCAGTCTTGCTTTTCCTTATAAGCAAGTACTTTAATCTGATTAAGTGGAGCGATATCCTGAATCTTAGTTACATCCACACTGCCAATCAAACCCCAATCCGCAAGTAGTTGTGCAATACGATTACGACGTTGGACATCATTAACCGTAAGGTTGGCGTGTTTACCATCCAAAGCAAATAATTCTTTAAAATGAACAAGATAGTATCTACCTTGTTTATGTAAAATATGGCAGGACTGATAAATTTTCTTTTCCTTTCTTGACGCCACCCCAATACGAGTTAAAGTTTCTCGTACTTTCAAAAAATCGTCAGGTTCATTAAGAATTACCTCCACCATTTGATCAGGTGACCATTTTACTTCAGGTTCCTGTACAACACTCATGCTCTTCCTCCAGTTTCAAATTTCAATTTAATGAACGTAAGTTGTTCTTTAGTAAGAATTCTCAAAGCCTGTTTTGCCTTTTCATTACTATAACCATAATAACGTTTGACATAATCTAGATCTTTGATCTTATCTTGTCGGAGCCAGGGAGAAAATCTCTTCTTTTTCCTCACAATATTTATAAGGAAGTCGTATTGTAACTTTTTAGGAAGAAAATGATACTTGTTCATCTCATTTACAAACATCAAAGTATCAAGATGCCCGGACAAACAACGATTAATAATATAAGGAGGATATTCCTTTTCAATAGAAGGATCTTCATCAATCAAATGCTTCTTAGTTTGATTAATAGAGTTGAGCCAGTCTTTAAGTTCCATAATTTAATTAAGAAGTCCTTCATTTTTCAATTTATTATAATCATAACAACCATCAAAGGTCACTTGAATTTTAGGTTCTTTATTATAATTGAAAAGTACAAGTTCCTTACGATCTTTTTGTTCACGCATATATTCACCAACAGAACGCATAGTATATGTTAAATCAAATTCACCTGTTTGCCACCCATCAAATCTTTCTTTGATAAGTTGAGATGAATTATATGATATGAGTTGAGGACCAACAAATCGGTCACACTTGACAGCAAAATGGTCGTGATTAAATCCACTATGCATACTTCCCTTCTTACCATATAAATTAGAACCAATCTCATATGGTGGATCTAGGTAAGTAAAAGTGTTTTTATCATCAGTAAGAAGTTGTTCATAACTAAGATTAGTTATCTTCCAGTTCTCAATTATCTTTGTGTATCCTGGAAGTTTTTGGATTCCTCGTAATGAGAAGTTGGATTTACTTGCTTGTTTACTGAAGGATGAAGATTCGGTGAGACCAGAAAAAGAGCACTTGTTAACAACGTAAAAAGCGGTAGCACGAGATAGATTGGATGTCTGATTATTATTTAATATATCCTTAGCATTTAAAAATAATTCTTTTGCAGGATACTCAAAACCACTTTTTTGTGGACCATAAACTGGATCTGGATGTTTAGATTTTAAATCACATAGTGTTTCATAAAGAGCATTACCATCATCTTGAAGAACTCTCCAAAAATTACAGAGAGGTTCATATAGATCATTTACCCATACTTTGAGATGTGGATATTTTTTAGTGATATGAATTGCTACACTACCACCACCTAAAAAGGGTTCATGATATTTTTCATAGTCACGAAGATCTGGAATATATTGATCCAGTTTTACACAGGCACGGGATTTACCACCGGGATACCTGAGGGGAGTCTTGAGAGATTTCATAATCAGGTTTGTTATATTTCAAAAATTCCCAGAAGGTCAATTTCATCTCCTTCTGAGTCATGCCACAATGTTTTGCTGCAGCAGGTAATGTCATTTTAGCACGAAAGAGTGCTTCATTTGCTTCTTGAACATTCTGAGGAGTAGTTTTAACTTTTTCCTCCACCAGTTTGCTTCTATCAACTTTTAGTAGTCCCATTAAAAAGTCTTAGCAGTGTCTAAAAGTTCTGTAAGATAATCCTGAAAACTCAGTGTGCTTTCTGCCATTACCCTATATCCAGTTCCGACATATAGTTGTCCCAATAAAACTGATGCTGTAGCAGTTCCCCAAAAGATATAGTAGAACTTGGACTTAACTTGACATTTCTTAGTTTGTTTCATAATTACACAATGAGTTTTTTACTATTAGGAAGTTGCAACTTATTACCAAACATTTGGTTATACTTATTGACAACATCTTCTTGAACTTCTGCCACATATACAATATGTTTAAGATTTACTGTAATTTCAGGATTTTCCTTACTAATTACAGTTGCCCATGGGGCAAATCCAACACCGTTATTTGTAGGAAGAACTACTAGACCGTTTTGAATAGTAATGGTATCGTCAGTCTCTTCCAAAACTTCTGCGATGATTTCTTCACCGGTAATAATACGAATTAGTTTACAGTTCATGTTTTAGATTCAAATTCTTTAATAAGTCGTTCTGCCTGTTTTTTATCAATACCGCAAGGAGCATTCTTAAGACATATAATGATAACCTCATTATCGCATATAGTAGGTTTGATTGTAAACCCCCACTTATCAACCTCACCTTCAGTAGGTGCTTCAACGTAATCAAATTCGCTTGGCATTATTTAAACTCACATTCAATCATGATTTCAGTCAAACATGCAAGTAAGTTTATCTCCTGATCCGCAACGAATGCAGATTGGTACTGATACTTAGCAAGAACAAGCACAGCAGCAGGAATGCTATTGTTTTCAAGGGAAACATAACAAGCATCGTATATACGACGCATAAGTACAGTAGTATCGTTGTCCAAATTAGAAACGATCCACTTACGAACTTCCGCAAAGTTCTTGATTTTAAGGTTTTTAACAAGTTCATTTACAGCAATATCAGAAAAAGTGGCAAGGATGCCAGCATCAATCTTTCCACTTACAGAATAACGCTGGCACTCATTCAAGACACGACGCCAATCAGGGAAGTGCTTATTGATTAATTCTACCAGGACCTTGTTATCATATTCAACACCTTCTG